GGTCCTCATATTCAGGACTACCCTTCTCATATCCAAGTGCCTCTGCTTCTGCAACAGCACTTCGCATGTCAGCAAACTGCTCTTTTGTAAGAGATAATCTTGGATCTAATCCATAATTATTATCAGCAGATAGTCCACCATCTTTTTGTGCTGTTTCTTTAATCTTATCAGCAACAACATCTTCTTTCTGCTTCTCAACAGATTTTGGTTTTGTGACTCTTAGGTCATCATCAGGAACAACTGGATTTGGACCACCCTCTGCAGGGACGTTAGGTGGTGGATTTCTACCTTCAGCAACACCACTGGTTGCAAGAGGTCCAGGTGTATTATTGCTGACTCTGTTATCACCAATCTTTGCAGACAGTGGAACCTGAACATTATGTCCAAGCACTCCCATGATGACTGGAATTTGTTGATCCTGTCCATCAAGGAAGAATCCAAACACCATCATACCCTGTCTAAGGTTTGAGGTGTGAGTAGCAGAGGTTTGACCACCACCACCCGTAACCGGATACATTATCTGTGCCCAGGGTAGTTGATCAGAATCAATAGATTCTTCACCTTGGTCATGAAGACCAATGATTCTTACTTTATATCTTCTACCCCAACCATCAGGTTTTTGCGTATCTTTATGTTTTCCCGGCAGAATATTATCTCTCCAGGTGGCATCGTCAGCAATCTGACCAATCCACCAGAGAAAACTTGATCCTAAAAATCCTGGGTTAAATAAAGATCCGCCTTCCATTAATCCTCATATACCAGACATTCGGGTTCCGAAGGATTTTGATCACAGAAAAGTTCTAAGTATGTGGGATCATGATGATCACCTGCCTCAATTTCTTTCTTGTGATGTTCTACATATTCTTCTAATTCATGTAGTTCTCCTTCAATATGACGACGTTGATTAGGAGAAATCATTGGATTGTCAAGGATTTCTTTGTCCTTTGCGATATGAGTTTCGATATTTTCCATTGGTTATTAGTGTTTTTTTGGTTTTCTACCAAACGATTCTCTAACAAGGTTCATCTTAGTTAAAGATTTGGTTGTAGTAATTAAATGACATAGGTCTGATATAATATATAGCCCTCCTTGTTGACGGTCAACTGTGTCATTTTTATTATCTTTTATTTCAGGAGTGTCAACAAAGATAGCATCACCTGCATGAAGTGAAAAGTCTGCAGGTATTGTAATTGTTATCTGCTGAGAGAATAACAGATTATATCTCATCATAGACTGATTATGTATCTTGGCAACCTCAAAGTTTTGATCTCCAGATTTTTCAATTTGTTGTTTTGAGTCACCTGTTGGCATTGTACCAGTGTCTAACACATAATAAGTTGTTCTTGAAAAATCCTCGGTTGCATCTGGATTTTTAAATTTATCATTTAATTCTGGAAGGTTTTTTCCACCTTTTTTATACGCAGAACTTTGCTCAAAATCTTTTGCCTTAAATTTTGATACTTCATAGTAAGTTGTAAAGGGATCGAACGTAACTATTCTATTACTATAAGCACCTATTTTATTTTTTTGAACGGCATCAATCCTATTATCACTATTCATCGTGAGTGCTTTACCATCATATGATTCTGGCACTGTCGTCCCTCTCGAATCAGGTGTTTCATTATATACAAAAGATTTTTTTGGTTTTTGATCTATAAGAGTGTCGATAGATTTAAAAAAGAATCCATTGTAAGTTTCAAAGAAAAAATATCCAGCACTCTCTCCTAACTTTTGTGTGGTATCTGATACTGCTTGAGTGGAAAATTTATTTAACCAGAAATAAGGATGTTTATTATTTGGAATTTTATTACAAGAGTTTGTAGTTGTTTCTATATCCAGTTTCTTTTTGGTGCCTAGACCTTTAAAGTTACCTTCAGTTAAAATACGATTTACAGAGTCAGATATCTTACCATCAAATCTACTAGTGAGATTGACTTTTGTATTCATTATATCTTCAGCAGATACAAGAGTCAATCCAACCATCTCCTTTCTAGTATCCTCAGATATTGGAGTTGATTTTTTTACATATAGTTCATTGTTTTTCTTTGTGCTAAAATCAAGAACATTTTTATTATTATCCTCAATCTTTAAAGAAACCATCTCCTCACCAACAATTGGAAGACCTGATCTAGCAGTCTTTCCATCGATAGTATCACCAGAGTCAGAGTACATCACAGTTGCTTTGACAGTATTATCCATGATACTCTCATAATATCTCAACTCAATAAATCCAAGCAAAAGACTTACACTTTTACCATCTTTATTTGAAGCAATTGTCAAATCTTTTATGAAACTTGCTTCTGCTGCTTTTCCTACGTTTGCTGTCATTTGATATTACCTCTACACTATTTAACCTTGGAACTCAAGGAATTCAAACGGATCATCAGAACTTGTAGCAGAAAATGATCCCATCATGGCAGGTTCGGGTTGCTGATAATTAGATTGTTGTTGGGGCATTGGAATTGGAATGTTGATCATTTGCTCTCCTCCCTCGTATGAAGCGCGTCTTTCAATCGATTTCATATTATACTTACCTCCGACATATCCACCGCCCTCATATGCTATGTGAACGTGATCATTATGATATGTTGGATCATTTCCTTCATGTATAAACTCAACCGGAGTTACTCCTTTCATTTTATTCCACTCGGAAATACCAGCAATAATCTTTGTTTGATCATCAGTACCAGTCATTCCTTCTCTACGAAATCTCTGAGGACCCCATCCACCGATGTCAATAGCACGATACCCTTGTTCTTTATAATGATAAGATCCATCAGTATGAACTGGTTTGACTCCACCATGCTCTGGGTGCTCAGTAACACCAGAACCCCATCTCAATCCCCTTTGATTAAGAAATCTTCCAAGTTCTCCTGAAAGTTTAGATCCTTCAGTTTGTTCTCTAGAACCTGATGATGTTGTCTGTACATCCGCCTGAGTTATAGAAGATTTAACAAGTTTGTCTGACGCTGCGGGTGCCGCAGAACCATCAGTCGCACCGCTTGTTGTAGATGCAATCTGTGATGGTGATTTTTGTTCTACATCTTTTCCTTGGAATTTTGCGACAATGGTGCCAAGGTCAGGTAGTTTAGATGCCATCGAATCTAAGTTAGATTTTAGACCTCCCAACCCTAAAGAGTTAATTGCTTTCTCCTCACCCTCTTGCAGAATAGGAACAAAGTCTCTGGCAAACATATATGCATCAATACCCAGGGATATACCAGGACCAGGAACAAAACCAAACAGACCTGAGATATCAAATCCAGCAGACATTAATTCAAGTAAAGCACCGAAGGTATCACCACCTGCAAGTCTATCATATGCAAAAAGTAAATTAAATAATCCACCTACAATTGGTAATGCTTTAGCACCAACTTTCTTTAATAATCCAGCAGCATCTCCAATTCCACTTACTCCTTTCTTCTTTAAAACTTGTAAGACATTATCAAATCCAGGTATCTTCTTCAAATTATCCATCAAAGCATTACCAATACTCTTTGCCTTATCAATAACTGGATCAAGAAAAGGTTTAAGTGGTTCAATAATTTTTTGAACGATAGCATTCTGTGCAGACTTTGCCATGTTTCCAATGGCACCTTTCACACTTTCCATGGCAGATCCAAACTTTCCTTTCAAGGTATTACCAAGACCAGCAACTCTATCAAATGCTGTTCTGGCACCCTTTGAAACATTATTATATTGTTTACCAAGAAAGTTTCCAAGTTTACCAAGGTTACCGCCAGAAATTTTATTAAGTCCGCCACCAATTGCCTTAAGACCACTTTTGCCTATATCAACAGCAGACTGTCCTGCTTTAGCAAGACCCTCACCTGCTTTTTGAAAACCTTCTCCAATTCTACCAAAGAAACCTTTGCCTTTAGGTTTGGGTTTTGGTTTTACTTTTGTCTTAGGTTTTGGTTTTACTTTTGGATCTTTCTGTGGTATAGCACCAGCAAGAAGAGAAATTGCAAGACCAACTGAGAAGACAGTATTTAATACCTTATTAAGTGTGCCCGAGAGATTGTCAAATTGTTCTTGTGCTCCCTCGCCAAAATTATCACCTACAGATTTTCTAAATCCATCATAAAAATCATACGCTTTATCAATAAAGGTTACTAAACCATCTAATATTTTACCACCAACATCTAAAACAAAATCACCTATCTTACCAAGCACTGGCAAGATGCCACTTTTTGCAAGAGTATCTGCAAAATCAATGAGTTTCATCACCAACATACCCATCAACACAGTGCCAATGAACTTAAAGATGCCATCAAGTAAACCAGTCTTGGGCATCTTCAAACCCTTTAGATTCTTGGGTTTTTTATCAATCTTTGGTTTTTCTAATTTTGTTTCTTGATCTGCCTTTCTATCATCACTTTCTTGTTTCTTTCTTTTTTTAATTTCCTCTCTTTTTGCAGCAAGAGTTCCTTTGTAAAACTCATCAATCTGTTTTACATTTGCTCTTATAGTCTCAAGTATACCAATAATTCCAGAACCTGTTCCTGTTTTTATATCAGGTGATTTTTTTACTGGAACAAGTGCAGAAGATGGAACAGATACAACCTTTGATTTAATTATTGCACCACCACCACTACCACCAGATCCACCTCCAGGTGCCATCATTTCTGGTTTTATTTTTTTCTTTTGTCCACCAATTGCTTTTTTAGCAGCACCCTTAACTAAACTACCTCCAACTGCTCTTGCTAGTAATGGTAATGCCATTATCTAACCACTCCTAAAATTTTAGATTTGTTAGGATCACCAAATCCAGCATCAAAATTAGGGAGATCCGATCCAGATGAATCACTAGAACCTTTACTACCAGATGAAGGTGTTGGAATCAAATTGATTAGTGGTTGCATCGGCATTGGTGGTCCAACCTGCGGAGTTTCTTTTGATCTCATTCCTATCTTAGCTGGAGTTGAATTACTATCTGTTTGTGCAACCAATCTATCAAGTTTTCCAGGACCACCAAGATTATTGACGGTATCAGCAGGCAACATATACTCGCCAGGTTGTGCCTTAATTAACTGTCGGTCAGCAGTAGCACCTTTTACATTTTGACCTGATGATTCTTTTACTTCACCACCACTTCTCTTCATGTCTGCCAGGACTGCTTCCCTCATTTCAGGAGGTAGAGCCATGACCCTCTTCATATTTTGTTCTTGACTGTTGCTGTCTACAACAGTTCCACCCATTGATTTAACAAAAGATTTGGGATCATTTATAGCGCCCTGTGCTTTATCAAACATCCCACCAAACATACTCTTTGCTCCTGAGAGCATATGATTCAATACACCTTTAGCACCACCTTCTTTTGCTGCGCCAAGCATACCTTGAACTTTATTAAATTGATCTGCAGATATTTTTTTACCATCTTTAGAGTATTGCATAGCAGGAGGTAAATTCTCTCTACCAACTGCTTTGCCAGTTGGTTTTGGCATCATCTTAGGCGCAACTGTTCCAGAAGGAGATGGACTTGAATATATTTTTTTTAGTTTCTCACGTAGTTTCTTTGAATATGCACCTTCTCCGTGCTTTTTATCATACGTAGCAATTTTCTCTTGTGAAGTGGATTGCATCAGTTGATTATGTCTTTTATCAACTCCTCCAGGTGCTTGATACTCAGAGGTTCTTTCATTCATTAATTGCTTGTGCCTTGATGATGTTTTTTCCCTGTGTTCATAGTCACCAACTTCTCCACCACCAGCAGCATAAGTTATTCCGTCCATTCTTTGGGGAAGATTAGTGCCACCGCCAGCAGCGTTCATAGAACCAAGCATTCCAGATCCATACTTTTGCACCGCACCCCTACTCATAACAAATTCACCAGGTGCCAACATGGCAGGCACAGTGTCTTTATTTGGTCCTCCACCAGGAACCATACCACCATTCATCATCTGTTTTGGTTCTGGATCTTTCTTTGTAAGATCTACATCATCTTCACCACCATCACTCATTATACCTGCTACACCTAAAGCACCAGCTGCAACTGAAGCAAGTCGTCCCATCGGAGATTTTAAAAATCTCAATAAACCAGGAAGCAATCCAAGAAGTTTTGGTACAAACTTAAATGCAATACCTACGATGGATTTAAGAAGTCCTCCTAAACCTGTACCAAATAAAAGAATTGCGGTAACCATCGTTGGCCACCAATCTTTAAAAAATCTAAGAAGGCTTTGAAGTTTCTTTTGATTTTCTGGGTCTCCTAACCAATCAAGGATACCCATCAAAACTTTACCGAGTAAAATTGTTTTAATAAAGTTAAACAACATTTCAAGAGGTCCCTTGACTGGTTGTATCAATTTACTTCCTAGATTTTTAAGTCCTTCAAATCTTTTTTTCTCTAATTTGTTTTCTGCGCCAGTTCTTTTTTTTCTTTCTCCACTCTTTCTCTCATCTTCAGATAATTTTTTAGATATATTATTACTTGCCTTCAGTGAATAAAGAATAGATTTGACAGACTCAGATATATCAGTCAAAATTTTAATGATTGACTCTTGCTCAGGTCCAGTCTCTTCTGCTACTTGAGATCCAGCGGTGCCTGGTAAGAGTTTTTGTGATTTGACTTTAGTGGTTTTTCCAGTCAGTTTAGGTGCAGACTTTAACGAACCAGCAGATATCTTTGTCTTCTTTGCTTGGGGTTTTCTTTTTCCTTTTCTAATCTTTATAACTTCTTCTCTAAGAGCAGCACTTCTTTCATCACCCTTACCCTTTGTTTTAAACTCAATGGTGGCAATTGCCTCCATCAAGGCACCAAGATAATCCTGTTCGGATAAATCATCAAGATCTATACCTAACTCTAGAAGTATATCAATAGGATCAAGGGTTTTAGATGCCATTACCTGTTAGCGTTCGCTTGTTGTTGTTTTAACTTTTCATCCTCAAGATGTTGTTGAAGCAAACCAACATAGATGTCTCGTTCCCATGGAATGAGATTCTCAATCTCCGTCAATGAGTATTTATGATACTGCATCAAGGAAAAGTTAAGACGGTAGTAACCCTCTAAACTCATGTGAGAGAGGGCTACGCGAAAAAACTTGCCAGTCCCTCAAGTACTACCTCACTCTCAACTTTGGTTTTTGGATTAGTAACCTTAATTGTATGAGATAGTTTAGGCATAGTCTCAAAGAATTTTTCAATATCTTTGAACTGTGCCGAGTTCATCTGCTCAAGAAATTCCTTAATTTCTTTTTTTGTGCAGTCCTCTGCTGCCCATACTTCATCTTCACTAAAAATATTATTGACACATGATGCAATTAGATTAAATGATTGATCCATTGAATTTTCATCATTGAAATCAAAGTTATTTTTAATGAACTCATCTAGTGATGGATACTTCATTTCCATCATCAGCGTGTCATCAAGTTTAATTTTATTAGTATGATCATCATTTTTTTGTACTTGAATATCATCCAAATCAATTGTCACAGGAACTTGAGTTGCCTCATCATCTGGACAAATCACATTGACCTCAATTTCCTCTCCCACAGACTTACCACGAATATTAAGAAACAGATATTCAATGTCAAAAGTAGGCAAAGATTCTACTTTAACGCCCTTTGTCAAAATACAATTTTTGATAACAGTTTTAATTGCATTTGAAATTTGTTTATTATCTTCACTCTCTAGAGCAATGACCAGAACTTTTTCTTCTTTAACAAGAAAAGGTCTATATGAAATTTCTTGTCCTGTGGATGGCAACTCAAGTGTGTAAGTTGGGGCAGCAATTTTTGGTAAAGGCATAATATCCTATAGTTCTTTCAGTATGATTATTTATTATTGTTTTTTAAGATCCTGTTTCCCCTTTAGCAAACGCTTCAAGTTCTGCTGCATATGATTTAGTGACTTGATCACCAACTTTACCCCTTTTAATAACATCATCATCAGAGTTTAGAAGAGATGCATTAGATTGTTTTTCACTTTGTTTTTTCAAAGCGGGCGTGGTTTTTGATCCTTGTGATTGTTGAGAGTCAGCAGGAGTTCCAATCTCGTTCACAACATATCTTAAGTAACTAAAAGATACAGTGCATTTTAAAAGTGATGATGAATCATATGAGACTGGCATTGATGAAATTGTAAATGGATATGCATTTACAAACGTATACTCAATATTACTAGCATGATCTCTTTCAAATTTTCTTACTTTTAATCCAGAAGATGATACATAGTCATCACTATATCTTACACGATATGAGTAATCTTGACTAATAGGATCAACACTATCAACCCCATCTTGTAACATAATAGCATCAATCCACCTTTCAAAAAAGCGAATAGTCATGTATTTTTCAGCATCAACAAAAAATTCTAAGTCAATTCTATCATCATAAACTCTTCTGTATGCATGTCTTTGAGTGACACCATGAAAAGTATTATTAAGTTCAAGGGTTGCAAGGTTGGAACCAGGCAAACTTGCATTAGAACATCGAAGATTTAGATTGTCCTGTCCTTGACCGATAAAAGATTTCAATCCTAAATCAGCTTGAGGGAAAGGAATTTCCACCTCAAAGAATGAAGTTAGAGCGGGTCTTAATAGACTTTCTTTTATTTTTGATACTGACCTTATCTTAGGCATCTATAAATAATTTTTACCTTATATATTATGTATGCCGGAAAGTATCAAAAGTAAATACAA